GTTAGAGGGTTTTCCTTTTGAAGAAGAAAAAGAATTAAATGATATATCAGATACTATTGAAAGTTCTTACAGAATAGAGGTAGAAATAGAAAATGAAGAAGAACAAGAAAAATTGTATAATGAATTAATAGAAAAAGGATACATATGCCGAATTTTGACATTGTAAAAAAAAATAAAACAGATTTAACATTTAGGGTTTCATCTGTTATAGGTAAATTCGATTTACAATCTAATGAATCAACAGAAAGATTTACAGGATCTATAGATTTATCTAATGAATGGAAGATTGGTTTAATTGTAGGTAAAAGTGGAAGTGGTAAAACAACAATAGCAAAACAACTATTTGAAGACTTTTATATTACTAAATTTGAATATACAGATAAATCAATTTTAGATGATATGCCAAGTTATTGTTCTGTATCAGATATAACAAATACTTTTAATTCTGTTGGTTTTTCTAGTCCACCTAGTTGGTTAAAACCCTATTCAGTATTATCTAATGGTCAAAAAATGAGGGTTGATTTAGCAAGATCTATATTAGAAAAAAATGAAATGATTGTTTTTGATGAATTTACAAGTGTTGTAGATAGAAATGTAGCAAAAATAGGAAGTTTTGCAATTCAAAAAGCAATAAGAAAAAGTGATAAAAAATTTATAGCAGTTGGTTGTCATTATGATGTTGAAGATTGGTTATTACCTGATTGGGTTTTTAATACAGATACTATGACCTTTCAATCATTTGAAGGGCAAAAAAAAAATAGACCAAAAATTGATTTCAAAATCTACGAAGCATCAGATAAACAAATTTGGAAAATGTTTTCTAAACACCACTATTTAAGTCATACTCATAATAATGCAGCTAAAGTTTTTATAGCAACTATAAATGATGAGATAGCAGGATTTTTAAGTGCATTACATTTTCCTCACCCAAAAATGAAAAATATGAAAAAAGTTCATAGATTAGTAATTTTACCTGATTATCAAGGTGCAGGATTTGGTATTAAATTTTTAAATGAAGTAGGTAATATATTTAAAAAAAATAAATGCAGGTATTCTATAACAACATCAGCACCTAGTTTAATATATGCTTTAAAAAAATCTAATAAATGGGTTTGTAAAAGATTTGGTAGAAATAAATCGAATAAAGGTCAAATAGGAAATTCAACAGATAGATTAACAGCATCATTTGAAATGAAATAAATATAAATAATGAACGAAAGTAGACATATAAAAAAAGAATCACTATTAGCAGCACTAGAACAAAGCCTAGGGGTTGTTACTGTTGCCTGTAAGAAAGCAGATATACCTAGAAGTACATATTACAAATGGTTAAAGGAAGATGAAATGTTTGCAATAGCAGTACAGGAAATTGAAAACGTAGCTTTAGACTTTGCAGAAAGCCAACTACATAAACAGATTTCTGAAAATTCAACTGCAGCAACTATATTCTATTTAAAGACAAAAGGAAAGAAAAGGGGTTATATAGAAAGACAAGAAATAACTGGTGCAGATGGAATGCCATCACACTTTGAAATTGAGATAATTGAAAATAAAGACTAACGTAGTTTTTAAACACCTTTTAAAGTCTGATAAAAAGATATCAATAGAACAGGGTGGAACAAGATCAGGCAAGACTTATAACATCTTGCTTTATATTATATTTCATTATTCATTAAAGAATACAGGAAAGACAATAACAATATGTAGAAAAACATTCCCATCAGTTAGGGCATCTGTAATGAGGGATTTTTTAGATATATTAAAAATACATAATTGCTACTTTGAAGCTAATCATAATAAATCAAATCACGAATACAAGATTAATGGAAATCTAGTAGAATTTATTTCTTTAGATCAACCACAGAAAGTTAGAGGTAGAAAAAGAAACTTACTATTTATAAATGAAGCCAATGAACTTGATTATGAAGACTGGCAACAATTAATATTTAGGACAGATGAAAAAATAATTCTTGACTTTAATCCATCAGACGAGTACCATTGGATTTATGACAAGGTAATACCTAGACAAGATGCCGATTTTAACATTACTACTTATTTGGATAACAGTTTCCTTAGCGATAGCATTAAGGAAGAAATTGAAAGACTAAAATATACTGACGAACAATACTGGCAAATTTATGGACTTGGTATAAAAGGAATCAGTAAATCAACTATATTTAGTTATGTTGAAGTAAATCAAATTCCTGAAGATGCAGAGTTTATTAGCTTTGGTGCAGATGCAGGATATACCAATGACCCTACGAGTTTAGTTTCTGTTTATAGAAAAGATTATGACCTTTATGTAAAAGAACATTTGTATCAAACTCAAATGACTACAATAGACATACATAAGAAATGGAAAGAAGTTGGAATAGAAAGACAAACAATATACTTTGATTCAGCAGAGCCTAGACTAATTGAAGAACTGCGTAGAATGGGTTGGAATGTACGACCAAGTTTAAAAGGTGCTGATAGTATAAATGCAGGAATAGATCTATTAAAAAGATTTAAAATACATATTCTAAAGGATAGCCATAATGCAATACAGGAATTTAGAAACTACAAATGGCAAGAAGATAGAAGTGGTAAAATGATTAATAAGCCTATTGATAAAAATAACCATATTATTGATGCTATTAGATATGCTACATATTCAGTATTAAGTAAACCAAACTTTGGTAAATATACTTTACACTAAAAAAAGTTATTAAGTTTTTTGTTAATTAAATAAATATCATTATATTTATACTTTATTAATTATAATAACAAAACAAAATGACTATTTCAAAATTAAAAACTTTAAAAAAAACAAAATTAAAAAAAGAATTAAAAAATATTGTTACTTGGAAATCTTATAAGGGTTGTACGTTGCAAACTATTTTAAATTCTATTGACGAATATTCAAATATTAGTTCACCAAAACATAATCTTTTTATTCAAAATTTAAACAAATAAAACAAAACAAGATGAAAAAATTACAGACATTAGTATTAATTTTAGCACCAAGCTATTTTGTAGGTAGATTATTAATAGGTTTAATTTTTAATATTTAAATTATGGAATGGTACGATTGTTTAAATCCACACGAGCAGAAAGAATATGAATGTTCAGAATGTGGTAAGCCACTAGAAACAGATGATGGTTATTGTTCAGGTACTTGTTTTGAAGCTAGTATGTTGTAGGATTAAAAATATATGATGTTATTATGTAGGGATAATAATATCTGTTAAAGGGTAGTCAGAAATGGCTACCTTTTTTTTATTACCTTTATTCAAATAAAAAATTAAATTAAATACGTTATACAGATATGAAATTAAAATTAACAATACCTAGTGATCTATCAGAAATATCATTAAAGCAGTATAATAAGTTTCTTAAAATACAGAAAAACAATGAGGATTCTTATTTCTTGCAATGTAAGATGATTGAAATATTTTGTAATCTAGATCTAGAAAGTGTAAGGCTTTTAAAACTTACTGATGCAGATAGGATTGTAAATATTTTAAATAAGATGTTTGAAGATAAACCTCAACTAATAAGAAGATTTAAACTAACAGGTGTTGAATATGGTGTGATACCTAATCTAGATGAAATATCTTTAGGTGAATATGTAGACTTAGATACTTATATGGGTGATTGGGAAAATATGCATATTGCTATGAATGTGCTTTATAGACCAATAAAAGAAAGCATAGGTGATAAATACATTATTAAAGAATATGATGTAGATGCAAAAGACAAGCTAGAAGAAATTCCTATGGATGTGGTTTTTGGTGCTATTTTTTTTTTGTACAATTTAGGGATAGACTTATCAAAGGTTATGATGGATTGTTTGGAGGATCATCAGATGGAAGACTGGATGGATCAGCAAACTTCTCTAGAAAATATGGATGGTATCAAAGCATCTTCTCTGCACTCGCTCAAAACGATGTTAGACGACTTGAAGATATCACTAAATTAAACGTACATAAATGCTTGTATGCTTTAGAATATATGAAAGAAAAATCTGAGTTAGAAGCAAATCAAATTAAAAAGAATTTTAAATGAGCAATCAGGGAGTAAGGGGTTTCTATCAATTAACGGAAACAATTAAAACACAATTATTAGCAGACATAAATGTTAATACGGTTACCACAGGAGATATTACAGATATAAATCTAGGCAAGCAGGATATGTTTCCATTATCTCATATTATAATTAATAATGTGGTTGTTAATGAACAAACCTTAGATTTTAATATAAGTATTTTAGCCTGTGATATTGTAAACCAATCAAAGCTAGAAACAACAGATATTTTTACAGGTAACAATGATGTTCAGAATATATTAAACACTCAGCTAGCAGTCTTAAATAAGTTAATACAGAAGCTCAGGATGGGTAACCTGCATACTGATATGTACCAATTAGATGGTAGCCCAAGTTTAGATCCTTTTTATGATAGATTTGAAAACCAATTAGCAGGATGGACTGCAACAATGAATATTAAGATTTACAATGATATTTATATTTGCTAATGGAATTTAATGAAGTAGACAAAGAATTAAAAAAGTTTGGTAATTATATCATTCAACAATCTAGAAGTAATTTAACTAAAGGGGGAAAAAATTACACTAATGAATTATACAATTCTCTAGGTTATAATATAGAAGAATCAGGTGATGGGTTTATCATTGATTTTTTTATGGAAGATTATGGTGCTTTTCAAGATAGAGGGGTTAAGGGTATAAAAAGTAATTATTTAGAAAACAAAAAC